GATCAAGCTCAAACAGCTCGATAATGGCGCTAGGCGCAATCGCCTGTAGATCGGAGACTGGTACGGTCATCAGCTGCGCAGCTTAGGGCTCGAAGACACGCCTAAATGTGGCGCGTGCCGTGTTACTTACACAGTTACTAGCAGACACATCCCACTGCTCGCAGACAAACTTACCGGGTGTTCCCCAGGGAGGGGTCCAGTCGAAGGACTCGACACCACCACGGGCAGCCAAGAAGGCGCGGATCTCGTCGCGTTCAGCGGCGGTGCGCTCGGAAAAGGATAACTGCCACTCCTCGGGATCGGTGTTCAGGCCGAAGCGCGTGCGCTGCTCATAGCCATCGCCGAACTGCGTCTTGCGAGCACGCGGCTTGTGCGATTCGCTTACGTCGTAAGAGGCGGTCCAGGTAAACGTGGCCATTGGCGCAGCGCGACAGCGAGACTTAGCAGAGCAGATACAACCAGCTTACGAAGCCAAGAGGCCACCGGGGCGTTTCTGATTGACCAGCTCCTGTTGCACAACAGCAGCGATCACTCGGCCAAGCGCTTGTCCTTGGCCGGCGTCGCCAGACATCTGCTGGTTGCCGCTGGCATCCACGTTGACTTGGATCGTGAGTGGGGCCGCACCACCGCCGGAGGACTCGACGCCCAGCCTGCCGCTGGGGAGGCGGCGGAGGGGCATGATAGCCTCGGGGCCGGCCTCGCCGGCCACGCCGTTACGCATAAGCCCGCCATCGGCGAACTTGAACATCGTGGGCTTGTTGACGACACCGCCATAGGCGAATGGGACGATGCGGTTGGCTGCATCGAAAGCGCCGCCCTTAGCAAAGCCCAACCCGGTTCCGTACTGTGCTGCCCCCGCGTTGAATTGACTCAACGATGAGGCTAAGCCCGTAGCAGCGCCTGCGGGCGTGGGAGCCAAGAAACCTAGTGCCTGCATCAGCGAGCGCATGATGAACTGCCGAACAATTACGCGGGTCATGTCGGCGATCAGGCTGGTGGCAAACTCGCGGAAGTTAGCGGTACCAGTGGTCATCAGGCTGGTGATGGAGTCTTCGACGCCTTTGAAGCCAGTCTGGGCGAGGTCGGCAACGTTGGAGCGGATGGTGCCGATGGATTCGACGTAGGCGAGGGCGCCTTCGCGCAGGCCGGCGTAGGTGTTTGGATCCTGTTTGTAGCGTTGGATTTCCTTGAGGTGATCGACCGTAGTGGCCAGTTGTTCCAGGTGCTTGCGTATCGGTTCTTCGAGCTTTTGCCAAGAATCTCCGTAGTCGGCGATGATGGTGTCGAGTGTCGTAACTTCCCCCTTACCGCGCTGCAGTTCGGTGATCTGCTTGGTAAGTGTCTCGACGGTGGAGCGAGAGGCAACACGTTGATAGTCGGCCGTGGTGAGTTCGCCGGCTCGTTTCAAGAAAGCGGTAGCCGCTGGGCCGCCTCTCTTGGATACATCTACTACGGCTCTTTGTACGCGGATCTGCAGGTCATCAAGTGTGCGTTCAAACTCGTTTACGTTCCGCTGGTCGAAGGGGGCACCTAGGCCGGCGAAGATTTCCTCGTTTATCTTGCTTATGTCTTCGCCGATCTGAGCAACCGTTTTGTTGTAGGCTGTTTCGATCTTCTGGCGCTCTACGTCCAGTGTCTGTAGAGACTTAGTGTAGATGTCGGGCGTAATTTGATTGTATTTTTTCTGCAGATCGAGTGCCTGCTTACGCAGAGTAAGTTCGTCAATAGCGAACTTCTTAGCAAGATTAGCGCGGTCAAACTCAGTGGCAGCTTGTTCCTCGGAGAGCTGACCGCGAGCTTTGAGCAGCTCGATGTTGGCGTTTACATATTCGTTAGCCTGCTGGAATAGGTCGCGTTGTTGTTTGGCTGCATCAGCGCCTGCACCCGCAGCGCCGGCGGCAGTCCCTGGGGGCTCGGCGAAGCCGGGCATAGAAGGCGCAGTGGGAGCGTTAGGGGCACGACGAACAAGTGTTTTGTACCGTGACTCCAGTAATGCACTCTCTGCTATAGCCGCTTGTAGGCGAGGTTCGAGTTCATTAAGCTTAGCCCCGAAGTATGTAGCCATACTGGGGGACGCCTCAAAGTCCTTATTTAGTTGTTCTTTTTCTCGCTGTAGCTTAACAACCAAGTCCTGTACGACTTGGTAGCGCCTGCCTACGTCGTTAGCAACACGTAGTACACTCGCTCTGTCCAGAGCGAAACCGCCTATATCGCGCAGGAACTGTTCACCCGTTGCTTCCGATCTAACCTGTATAAGGCGGTCTTTCGCCCGCTTAATCCGATTAAAGTAGTCGATAACAAGATCAGCACCAACAATAGCGACCGAAATAATAATCGGGCCAGCCAGTGCTGCGGCGGTAGCCCTTGCTGTAGCGGCAAATAGTTTAAGTTGCCGCTCTGCCATGATTGCTTGTGCTGTGGTACGGCCAAAGGCAGCGCCCATAAGCGCAGCAGCGCCGCTGACCAGGGGGCCTAGTGCGGCGAAAGCGCGACCGGCGTAGATCGTGGAGGTGAGGACGACACCGAACTTGGCAACCAAGGCGATTGCACCGGCGTTGGCGCCAAGGACTTGAATGACCTTGGCCAGACCTTGAGCCAGGTTGATGAGTGCGGGGGTGGCGTCCTTAAGTGCCTTGGCGAAGACGGACTGGAACTGCGCGCCAAGCGGCTGCAGGGCGCGGCCTACGTCTTCGCGCATCTTGTCGTAGGCGACTTTGAGGCGTTCGCCTGCGTTTTCGCTGGAGGCAGCGATCTCCAGGGCGGTTTGACCGTGCTTGGTGCGAAGAAGTTCGAGGAACTTCATCAGATCGTTGAGGCCGATCTTGCCCTGTTCGAGGCCCTTGGCTAGTTGCGGACCGGTGCGGCCGGTGGCCTCGGCAAAGAGGGTGTAGGTGCCGGGGAGGCGTTCAGCGATCTGGTTCAGTTCTTCGGCGCTTACCTTGCCTTTGGAGAAGACCTGCGTGAGGGCGAGCATGGCGCCATCTACCTGCTCGGCCTTGCCTCCGGTGGCGGTGACGGCCTCGGTAAGAGCGCGGAAGGCGAAGGTGGACTGGTTGACCGTGCCACCGGCGCCGAGGATGGCGGCGCTAAGGCGGGTCAGGCCGCCGATCGCGGCTTCTTGAGGGACGTTGAGTTCGCGGGTAGCGGCGTTCGCGGCAGCGAGCACCGTGTTATAGGAGGCCTGGTCCTTGACGATGCCACGCAGGGCGATCTTCATCTTGTCGAGCGACGCGGCATAGTCCGCAAAGCCCGCCAGCTGCTGACGGAACATACCGACCTGCGCACCGGCGGCGGCACCCGCAAACGCACCGCCAACACCGCCAAAGGCCAAGCCACCAAGACCGCCGATGAGACCCTCAGGGCCGCCGAAGATACCGCCGCTAAGTGCCGCACCGACGCCTTGGGCCATTTGCATACCGCTTAGGGGGCGACGGCGGGTGCGGTCGCGGCGTTCCAATTGCCTGTCGATTGCAGCCGTCTGCTTGTCGATCTGGCGATTGAGCGCGGCGTAGTCGGAATCGAGGGGAGAAAGCGAGGCCTGTACCTCGTCAAGCACCGACCGCAGATCCTGCAGGTCGCTGATCGAGCGCCGGCTAAGGGGACCAAACTCGCGCAGGCGGGTATTCAGTCGGTCCATGCCGCGATCGGCGCCGCTGTCGCCAGCGCCACCAGGCAGCGTTGGCGGCGCAGGCGGCACGTTACCGCCGCCTGCGGGGGGCGTGCCACCACGGCCACGCAGCCCAAAGGACAGTCCACTAAGACCTAGGCTGCCAAGCTCCCTGAGGTTGGTGGTGCTTTGCTGCAGGGCGGTACTCAGGCTAGTGCGCAGCGTTTTGATAGGTGCCAGGGTCTGGTCAACAAGCTGCTTAGCCGTGGGGACGACACTCTTGACTGCTTCGATGTCGAAACTGCGCAGCTTGGTGCCGGCCTGCTGCGCGGTGGTCTGGATGCTGGTGCGCAGTGTGACGAGCGGGCTGGTCACACGATCAACAAGGTTGGTCGCAGCGTTGCTTAGGGCGGCACTACGGGAACGCGACTCGCTTAGGTGCCGTGCAAGCTTGCTGGCACCGACCTGAGCCGAAGCGCTGATGATGCGCCGCAGCGTTTCGTAGGTTCCGGTCTCGCCGTTCCAGAAGTTGTCGGTGGCGGCTCGATACTTGGTGAGCGCCTCGCGCAGAGAAGACGAGGCGGCTGCGCGGCCGAAGGTCTGTGCGCCTCGGGTAAGCGGTCCGTCTGTCTGGAACCTGCCGAGGTCGTAGGGGGCGAAGATGCCTGGAGCTTGACGTAGAGCAGGCGCTTGGGCTCCAAATACAGGCAGCGGGGTGGCTCCGCCTAAGGGGCGCGAAATGCCAGGCATGGCGCCGCTAAGCCGCGTGACGGGCTGCAGCACCTCACGCCGAAGCGCGGAGGCCAAGGGGCCGACGAACGCACCGGTGCGGCCTACGGCTCGCATGGCTTCGGCGCGAATCACCTCCTCCAAGCCTGCGCCGGGGATCCCGGCGGTGCCGCGCAACCCGCGACGCTGCTCTACAGGCAGGAACGTTGGAGGAACGATGCCCCCACGCTCGTAAGCACGCCGGTAGGTGGCGAGGGGTAGTGCCGCTGAGCTGGTAACGCCCTCGCCGAGAAGACGGGCAAAGGGCAGAGTGGCAGAGGGGCGGGCACTCGAACGAATAAGGAAGTTCTGCAGCTTGTCCGCTACGTCTGATACCGGACCACCTAGGCCGCCAGGCAGCGGAGCCTTGGCAGGACTATCCAGCGCAAACTGAATGGCAGCTTGGATCTGCTTACGGCCAGCCTTGATGGCATCTACGGTGCCCTTGACGATGCCTTGCCCAATAGGTTCACCGACCTCACGCCTACTTACGCCCGAAGGACTATGAATATCCCAATCACCGAAGATAAAGTCAAGGTACTTATCAACAAGCGACTTACTTCCTTTCTTAAGTGTATCACTGTCTGTGGCGCCCTTGACGATGCCCTGAGCTATACCTTCGCCAACCTGCTGACTGCGATTATCAAGCAGAGTGGTGCGGGAGCCCGTCTCGAACGAGGCAACGATGTCGTTGTAGACCTCGGTGGGCGATTTGCCCATGAAGGCTTGTTGGCGGCGCAACGCGGAGGTGGATAGTCCGACGATGTTTTGGTAGAGGGGAGATAGTTCGCGCCCGCTAAGTCCCGTGGACAGTATCTGTTCAGAACCAAGAAGATTTAGTGCAAGCGCCATCTTTCTGTGGCGCGTAGCAACCTGATCTCTAGCTTGCAACTGCTCATCAAACGCAGCTAGGGACTGTTTGAACTCAGCAGCCGTCTTTGCGATAAGATCAGATGCAGCGGTATCGGCAGCTAGTGATACTGCTGTTTGCTGAAGATTAGCCGCTTCTATCATGTTACGCTTTACACGAAGTAGCGCGTCTGTAGCGTCAAGAAGGCTGGTATTAGTATTTGCCAGATGTTCAGCTGCGGTCTCTACAGCTAAAACCGCCGAACCTTGACGAGTGCCGGCAGCAGTACCCCTTGCGATAAGGGCACCCGTCTGAGGATCCCTATAACCGGCAATACCAGGAGCAACAGGGCCGCGTTCCGCGTAATACTGCTGAACCGCCGCGACTTTAGCGGCACGACGATCTCTACCTGCTTCCAGTAAGTCTAACCGTCTAAATGCTTCAGTAGTACCCATTACATCTGTACTCAACTGCCGTTGAACCTGTGCCATACGAATAGCTACGTCAACGTAAGCTGCACTGCCCCGTGTTGTGTTGTTCAGGCGCTCGCTCAGCTCGGATAACTCTTGGCGTAGTCCCGCAGTAGTGTCGGGCAGATCGCCCATACGAGCGGCTATACGGTCAATCGCGTAATATCCTGTTGTCAATTCTGCAGAGTTAAATGCAGCGGCACTAGCCCGTACAGACTCTCTACCTGTACGCACATTTTCTCCGAAAGAAATAATGTTGTATTCTCGAAGACTAGCGTTTAGTCTTTCTTGTGCGGCCGTCAACTCTTCTACGCTTTGACGCCTACGACGTTCAAAGTCACGAGATGTCTCGCCTGCTTGGCGTGTGTCAAGTTCAGCAATAAGCGTGCGCTGAAGCTCGATCCCTTGGCGAATGTCCTGCAGACGCGCCGCCGCACCAGCTGCGCTACGGGGAATGCCGGCAGTCAGCGCAGTGTTAAGCCTGCGTGTTATGTCAGTAACAGAACTAATACGCTCCTCAACGTCCGCAATGTCGGACTCTAAGCGGCGAAAAGCTAGTGATGATGAGCGGGTGGTGGACTGTAAAGCAGTCAGCGCATCTCTATGCTGCCGTAATGCTGTGATATTGCGGGTAGTTTGACTAAAAGAAGAGACGAGAGCTTCGCGCTGCCGCATGGTGGCATCGGTTGCTCCGTACTGAACCTCATTAACGCGCCGCAGGTCTTCAGATAACGTGCGGTACGCCGACCCGCACATGTCTACTTGACCGCGAAGCCCTGTAAGGGCCGTGCGAAGACCCGTTGTTACCGCTTCTGTATTACCAGCTGTACGCGCAAACTCAAGCAGGCGATCACGTGCTGAGAGAATATCGCGTTCTGATGTCTGGGTGACTTTGCCCAAGTCACGAAAGGAGCTTCGGATCCGATCGAGCCCGTCGAAGCCCTCGATACCAAGACGAAGGATGATGTCCTCGACGGTCCGCGCCACCTAGCTCTCCTCCTTGGGCTTGTTCAGCAGACTCAGCGCGGCACCTTCCATAAGGCGAAGATCCTCAAGCATGGCGACGCGATCCTGCACGCAGTATAGGTCGAACAGACCGCCTGACATAAGCAGGATCTCGTACTTGAGACCTTGGTAGCCGGCCATCGTGGTGTTCCACTGCGTTTGCAGGCGCAGGAACATCATCACGGTGTCCCAGTTCTCGTCCCAGACCTCGTAGGTGGTAGGGGGATCGGCGGAGGAGGGCGCGTCGGAGTTGAGGACGGCGGGATCGAGGCCGAAGGCAGCCGCGTCGTCTGCGGTCTTGTCGTCGACCTGCTTGCCGCCGGCCCAGAACTCAGCGGCGCCTCTCAGTTTCCCTGGCGGGCGCCATCGAAGGTGTCGGTGTACGCCGAGAGGACACCACGCACCCAGTAGGGATCGTCAACGAACTCGGTAAGGGCTTCGGTCGAGAACGGGATTTCAGTGCCGTCCTCTTCCTTGATGCCGGACCAGTCGAGGATGAGTGCTTTGAGCAGCGGCAGGTCGCCCTTGGTGCTGAGACGGCCAAACTCCTTGCGGCCCATGCGCTTGAACGTAGCTTCAAACGTGCTGGGCTCGAAAGCGCCGCCGTCTGCAGGTTCTTCGATGGTGACAGGCCACTTGAAGGTCTTGACCTTCTTGCGAACAAACGCCATAAGGGGTTGCGTTGAAATGTGGGTAAGTTCAGTGTAGGCATGAAA